TCCCGATTTTGACAAAGATCGTGGTGAGGTAATCGCCTACTACGCAGCGGCAACAATGAAAAACGGAGGTCGTGCCGTTAAGGTCATGTCCAAAAAAGAAGTCGAAGCGTTCGCCAAGCGTTTCTCCAAATGTTGGGACCGTCAAGCTAATAACTTCATGGCCGGAACTCCATGGAAAGAACACTTCGACGCTATGGCCATGAAAACGGTCTTAAAACAACTTATGAAGCTTGTACCACGTTCTATTGAGATCCAGAAGGCCATTGCCATGGATGAGACTGTGAAAACCTTGGACCCAAAGAAGGCGGTTCTGGAAGGCGTTGTGGATATGGTAGCGATCCCGGATGAGGCCGACCATTCACAGGAGGCATTACCTGAACCGACAGCTTCAAGAGATCCTGGGCAAGACGGCTGATGTTGTCACACGCGCTTGGTGTTCGCTACGCATAACCAGACTATAGCTGGCGGGCCAGGTTCAACTCCTGGAGCGCGTGAAATTTTTTAAGAGAAAAATGAAAAAATAAATGGCACATATAGAACTTCTTGTGAAGGCATCCTTAGCGGGTGTGCCTTCTTTTTTTGTTTAAAGCATTTCGGAAGTGCTTAAAAGGGCTAAAAGTGGCTTGGATTGAATACCACGAAGCAGTACGTGATCTTTGGAAAATTAGGCGTCTTTCAAAACTATGCTCTGTTCGATACGCCGAGGCCATGGGGTGGATCAGCGCTTTATGGCTTTGGTCTGTTTCAAACGCCAGGGATGGTTCATTAAAGAAATTTTCAGACGATGAAATTTGTGCAGCAAGCTTGTGTGAATCACGTAAAAAAGTGACAAAAAAGATGTTGATTGAATGTGAGCTCCTTGATCATGATGAGAGAATCCATGACTGGAGGAAGCATGGTGTAAGTTATTTAGAATCACATAGAAAGAGCCAAAAAAAATATCGTTCACGAAAGGATAATAGTGATATCACTACGATATCACAGTTCCATATAAACCAACCAGACCAACCAACCAGACCAACCAAACCAACCATAGAAAATATCCGAGCCTACTTTTTGGATAAAAAATCTACAAAAGAAGAAGCTGAAAAATTCTTTAACTTCTACGAATCCAACGGCTGGAAGGTCGGAAAAAATCCTATGAAAAACTGGCGCGCAGCGGCCTCTGGATGGATCAGCCGTAACAATGATTTTTCAAAACAGCAGACTCCAAAAAAACCGGCATTTAAACGCTGCTGGGTATGCACAACGGATATCCCAGAGGCCGAATTTATGACTCATTTTAGAAAACATGAAGCTGAGCGTGAGCGAAAAAACAATGCCCCACAGTCAGCAGGTTCAATTCTCCAAAGTATGACTCAAAAGAAGGAGGTTGTATGAGATTTCAGAACGCTCGTTTCAACGGCTCCGACTACGAATCAAAGTTTGATGATATCAGACTCACAGGTCAGATCCAGCGCGTTTTCGATTTAATGAAAGACGCTCAATGGAGAACGCTTGATGAAATCGCTGCCACAACTATGGATCCTCCGGCATCGATTTCGGCTCAACTTAGGCATCTCCGTAAGCCTCGTTTCGGCGGGCACATGGTTTTGAAGAAAAATCGTGGCGACAGGTCGCATGGCCTTTTTGAATACCGGCTCATGGTTCACCGTAAGAAGTACATTCCAAAACCAAAACAGCAAACCGATTTATTTCAGTAGACTGTATGAGACCAATCAAGTTTAGGGCACAGGTAACCGGAAGCAATGAATGGCAATATTTCACACTTAAAGAAATTTCAAACCGGAGGCTTCGTGAAATTAAAAAAGGAAAAAAAGTTTTGTGTGAGGTTGATAAGAAATGACAAACGACTTCCTAATTTCCACCGACTTCCTAGTTTCCACAGCTGTAATACTGGCAGCTGGATTTTATTTCTGGATAGGGTTTTCTATTTGGAGGAAGAAATGACCCACGAACAGGCGATTGAGAAGGCAAAAGACTTAGCTATATGGGCTACTGGCGGTGTTATTCAATTTCAAGGCGAACCAAAAGAAGTTATAGAAGCATGGATTAAATGTTTTGCCAAAGCCCTCCTCACCGTATTTAAGCGGGAAGAATTACGAGGCATCGGCCAAGCCGAGTAAGACCTCGGAAGATTAAAAAGAAAATACCATAAAAGAAAGAAATATGACCACTGAGATCAAATCACATAACAACGAAATATACGCCATTCTGGCAAGGATTTTAGATTTGAAAGACGGATCTGAGTGGTTTGGCGAGCCGGCGGAATCTTTGCAAGCGCAAAGGATGAATTATCCGAATGGAAAGACATTCAAAGCCCACCGTCATATTTTAAACCCGAGAATAATAAAGCGTACCCAAGAAGCCTTTATCGTTATAAGCGGACGGATCGCTGTTGATGTTTATGACAACAAAGCAAAATTCATGGGGACTCTTGAAGCCGGTCCCGGTGACGCGATTTTTGTTTATCGAGGCGGACATGGGGTTCGTGTGTTGGAGGATTTTGTTGGTTATGAGGTTAAGGCCGGTTGTTTTTCGCTCGTTTCAGAGGATAAGGAATTTATAAATGATCAGGGTATCTGAACCGTTGCTTCAAGGGAATGAAAAGAAGTATCTGGCCGAGGCCATCGACGCTGGTGAAGTTTCAAGCGGCGGGTCATTCGTAAGGCGATTCGAGGAAGCTTTTGCCAAGTGGTCTGGAAATGACTACGCCGTGGCTGTATCAAGCGGAACGGCTGCCCTTGAAGTTGCCGCGCGCTCTCTTACCATGACAACGATCACCATCCCTGCGGGTACGATCATAAGCTGCTTTATTGCCGCGACTAGGGCAGGAGTGGCAGTCAGTCTGCATGACAACATAACATGGAAGAAAGACGGTGCTGTCATGCGTTGCCACCTTTTCGGGTGTTTTGATCGTTCCCACGGAAAATTTATCTTGGATGACCTCTCTCAATATTGGAAACCCATCCGAGTGAAGGATGCTGGGTGCTATTCGCTTTATGCGAATAAACTCATTACGTCTGGCGAGGGCGGGGTAGTCGTAACAAACAACAAAGACGTTTATGAACGCGCGAAGTCTTACAGGGATCTTTGCCACAGCAAGGAGCGCTTTGTCCACTATGAGCTTGGGTATAACTTTAGGATGTCTAATCTGCAGGCAGCCGTGGCTCTCGCTCAGCTTGAGCAAATCGAAAAATTTATAGAAATCAAGAGGCGGAATAGAGACCTTTACATTAAGTACCTTCCGGCCTCGGTAGAGGCGCTGTTTATGGTGGATGTGCCTTGGATGTATCTTGTCCAAACGAAACGACCAGCCGGCGAAATCGTCAGTCTCTTGAAAGCGGATGGAATCGAGTGCAGGAGGTTTTTCTACCCACTACATCGGCAGCCATGCATAGACTTCCCTGGCGAATATCCGATAGCCGACGAGCTTTGGAATTATGCTTTTTATATGCCAAGCGGCCTAACCTTAACGGAAGCGGAGATCATCAATGTTTGCGAAGCCCTACGCAAAATACTATGACCTTCTGAACGGCGATAAGCCATACAAACGTGAGATTGAGTTTATCTACAAGTGGGCCGGCCGGCCAAAATGGATATTTGATATCGGTTGCGGCACAGGAAGTTATTGGAAATATTACCCTAAAAGGACTGAAATTCTAGGCATTGATAAGTCACCGGACATGGCCGCTCACCGGCCAGGATCAATTATTTGCTCCGATATAAGAAGCTACAGGCCAAAGGCCATTTTTGACTGTGCGACGGCACTCTTTGATGTCATAAACTACATTCCAGTTCATGATTGGTGGAAGAACATTCCGATCGCTAAGGGTGGGTATTTTATTTTCGATATTTGGGATAAAAGAAAAGTGGATAAAGAAAATTTCAGAAGCACTGTAACGAAAGTAAATGGAGTTTCGAGGCTTATTGTTCCGTTGGGTTATGACGGTAAAAAGGTTGATTTAAAAATAACGGTCTATGAATACGAAGACTTGTCATTTGTAGAGACCCACCGAATGTATTTATATAGTCATGAGGACATTCTTGGTTACGCAGAGTTAAACGGTTTTAAATTTATCTGTACAAGACCTACAAGAAAATGGCAGATATGGTACAAGCTCAGAAAAAAATAGCGCTTCTTCACCGTTATCAAAAAAATAGCATCAAAGAAACGAATGCGGCTTTTCCTTATCTTGAAGCCAAAGGTATCGATGTTTTAACCTTCAAGCAATTTGACCGCTTGGGAGGATTTGGTAAATTTTGGAAAGGGCTTTTGTGGATCTTCTACGCGCCGCTTCTTGTAATCGGTCGTGGTTACAATGTTATCTACTGTGATGACTCCTATCCATTTTATCCAGCGCTAGTCAAAATCGCTTCTCCTCGTTCAAAGATCGTAATCCGCCTGGGTGATCTCCACCTTCTTTATTATTACAAGGGCTTCGCCTATGAGATTCTTCACTTTTTCGAGGAAATTGGATGGTCGATAGCCGATAGAATCATTGTTATATCGGAAGCTATGGCAGAGCGGTTGATAAAAGAGGGCTATGAATGTGAGGTTGTTCCTGACCCCGTGGACCCTAGTGATTTTCCACAAGAGATAACACAAGAAGAAGGTAGCGTGATGTTTCATGGCGTCCTCACAAAAAATAAGAACATAGGCATTCTTCTCCAAGCCGCAAGACTGCTACCAAAAGTAAGATTTTCTATTGTTGGATCTGGCCCAGATCTAAGGAGACTAATGGATGTCGCCCCGAGCAATGTTCATTTTCAAGGTTGGGTACCATTCAAAGATATCCATCATCAAATTGGTTCTTGTTCTGTCGGAATCGCTTTGAGGAGCGACAACCCCGGAAACGAATACGTTGTCACCTCTCCATTTCTCCAATACGGCATCATGGGGAAACCGTGCCTTGTGACGCGCCGGAAGGTCTTTGGAGATTACAAGTGGCAGTTTTCAGACGTCTATCAGCTTGCGACACAGATAAAAGGACTTTTGTCAGACCCGGATTATTTACGTTCGGAAGGTGAGAAGCTTAGGGAGAACATCTTTAAAAACCATCACGCAAATAAGATCGCGGACCAGATATGGCAAATCCTTACGCAAGTGTAGTTATCTGCACGATTGGCCACCCTGCAGGTGTCTTGGAGGACCTCAAAAAACAAACCTTTCAGGGTTTTGAGGTCATTATTGCTTCTGAGAAGGGTATCGTGAATGCCATGAATTTGGCATTAGAACGCGCTAGGGGTGAGATTTTCATCCGGGTGGATGATGATGTTGAAATTCCTGAAAAGTGGCTGGAAAACCTTATAACACCGTTTTTATCGAATCCCATGATAGCAGGGGTTACAGGGCCCACATTTGTGCCAAAAGTGCGCCGGGAATGCCGGGATAGCATCAAGTTTGCCGAGAATCCCGGGTGGTTTTTAAGATGGCTCTATGACAATGGGGATTTTAATCCCGGAGGGATACGAAAATGTGGATGTCCTTCCTATGATTCAAACTTTGAAGAAAGATTTTGGAGTTGCGATACGTTTAAGCCGGATCACCTCGAAGGAACAAACTGGGCTATGAGGACGCAACTCATCCGAATGGTTGGAGGTTTCGATCCTAAATTTGATGGTGTCGCCGAATGGTATGACACTGACGTAGAGGCCAAGATTAAGAAGCTGGGCTATCACCTTCTCTACAACCCAAAGGCGTATCTTTACCACATGCTTGAGAAGGGGCCACAGTACCACGACCGTTTTGAAGGTTGGGGACGAATAAAAAATTTTCTCAGGTATCACATAAGGCACGGGAAGTTTCATTACAAGATGGTGGTTTATTTGGCGGTTTGGATAGGGTACTTCATGTGGCGAAGGTTTAGGCGTTTATAAAATGAATTTTCGTGTTCACTTCTCAAGTGTTAGGCAAAATTGGAGAACCCCAAAAGCTTTTTATCAAGCTTTAGATGCAGAATTTGAATTTAATTTCGACCCATGTCCGAAAAAACCAAAATACGACGGCCTGAAAATCGAGTGGGGGGGGGTATCATTTGTCAATCCTCCATATCGAGAATGCGCCGCTTGGCTCAGGAAGGGTTTTGAGGAATATACAAAAGGAAAGACAGTCGTGTTCTTGATTCCTAGCAGAACAGATACGCGATATTGGCACGATTATTGCATGAAAGCATCTGAGATTCGCTTTGTCCGTGGCCGGCTTCACTTTGACGGCCATAAAAACAGCGCCCCATTCCCAAGTGCGATTGTGATTTTCAAAGGCAAAAAAAAGTGAAAATAAGCGTAATCATCCCGACAATGAAAGGCCGCGAACATCTTTTAGATAGGCTTCTGAACTCCCTGCCAAGAGATGTTGAGCGGATCGTTGTGGACGACGAGGACTTGCTTCTGGCGGCGAAGAGGAATAAGGGCGCAAGATTGGCGAAAGGTGAGTATCTGTTTTTCGTAGATGATGATAACTACTTGGAAGCCGGAGCCATGGAAGCCGCTCTACAATTATTAACAAAACCTTTAATAGGCATAGTCGGATTCATGGCCTGCTACGATGACAAGCAAGACTGTGTAGCCGACGGTGGTTCAAAAAGGAATTACCTGACAGGATTTACACGCGGAATAAACACAAACGCTTTTTGGCCGGATCTTCCTAAGCAACCGTATGAGGTGGACGAGATTGCAAATGCGTTTCTGATGGAATCACAGCTATTCTTTGAACTCAACGGTTTCGACGAGCATAACTTTCCTATTGATCTTGACGAGGCCGATTTTTGCAAACGTGCCAAGGACATCGGCCTCAAAATAATGATGTGTCCGATGGCACGGGTGTACCACAAGTCAATCACATACAGTCCTATCCCGGACTTTAGGAGGCCTAAAAATGCGTACTTTATGGGTCGGAATCGAATTATTTATCAGAGAAAGTTTAATAATCCTTTACGTTACGGCGTGTACCTTGGCGTTTTCATGCCTGTATTTGTTGGTTTTTATACGGTGTCGCTTATTTGGCGCCGGAAACCGTTAATGATCTACCACTTTTTAAGGGGGGTTATAGATGGAATACTCGGTCGTCGAGAAAATCCATATCAGAAAAGATAGGTGTCGAAAGGTCGGTGCGTTTTTGTATGACCATGAAATAGACGGTCTCTATCTTGAAAGTCCGTGGCCATTTCCTGTTCAACTAGGAATCACGCACGGTCTGACGAAATGTGAAGTTACGCCTATGTTTCTGCGCTTACCGTTCATCATGAAGGGCTGGATAAACCAGGATATCCTACTGCGCCTTGTCGATGTTTTAAAACTCGCCATGACCGGAAGAATTTTAATGCATGCTTCGTGCGTGGACGACACCCTTATCGTAGGTTTCCCGAATGCCGGGAAAACCTACGAGACATATCGGCGTGTGGCCGAAGGCGGTGAGTTGATTTCCGAAGAATACACGATAATCGATAATGGCATGGCCGCGCCATATAAGCGCATCATGCGGACGTGTTTTTCGGCAAACTCTCTTAAAGTGGCGAAGCTCGAAACTTCGCTTTACGAAAAACTATGGATGGCTTGCACGACCCTCAGAGCTACGCTTTTCCCTTTCATGTACGAAGCTGTAATCTGGAAAGAGATACCGGCGAGTGGCAATATCTCAAAGATAAAAAAGATTGTTTATGGATCAACCGGGGAGGAAGTCAAAGACTGGAAGGTTTTTGCCATTCTCTGCGAGAACGAATTTCCGTTCATGTCGAGTGAGTTTTTACAGGCGTATGCTTTGGCCGCAGGGTTTGATTTGATTGTGGCGCAGGAAACACAACGGGAACTTATAAAGGACTTTGTCGAAAGTGTCTATCCTGATAACGGGAAATAGGGGTTTCATCGCAAGCGGGCTTGAAGGAGACGGTATCGATATAAAAGACGGTATTGATATCGTGACATACAAGGCGCAAAAACAATATGACGTTGTGATCCACGCGGCCGCCTTGACTAGTGTCACTGAGTCAATGAGATCTCCTAAAGCGTACTACCGAACAAATGTCCAAGGGACCCTGAACATGGTTCAGCAGCATCCCGAAGCTCACTTCATTTATCTTTCTACAGCCGGTATCTACGGGGAAGGCACAAAGCACACTGTGAAAAGCAGGGTGAACCCAACCTCAGTCTACACAAAAACAAAATTATACGGCGAAAACATAATCAAGGAGTTCGCGAAGTCTTATGTCATTTTGAGGTTGACAAACGTAGTCGGCGAAGGGGAGAGAGGGGAGCCAAACGTTTATCAAATTTTTGAAAGAGAGGAAGTCCTGCCAATTTACGGCGACGGGCTTCAAACGAGAGACTTCGTGACAGTCGAGCACGTGAGAAAGGTCATAATGAAATGCGTCAATTTAAATGGCACGTTTAATGTAGGATCAGGGGTTTCAAAAACAATCCGTCAGGTGGCGGAGGAATTTAACAAACCGATGAAGTTTCTTCCGGCTAGACCGGAAGAGATCAGACATTCTGGAGTAGCCGATGCTTTCAATCTTAATTCCTAGCCGTAACGAGAAATTTATAGATAAGTTCGTGCATGAAGTCGAATCTCTTGGGATCGCTCACGAAATCATTATTTCAAAAGACAGCGAAAGCAAAGGCAAGGGATGGTGTCTTAGGGAAGCGCTTAAAGAATCAAAGGGCGACTTGATTGCTTTCATAGACGGCGACGGTGATATTCCACCGCGTATGTTCCGCCGCTTGTTGCCTTTCTTAGAGGATTTCGACGTAGTCGTAGGGTCAAAAAGGATAACCCACTCACCCCTTCGCCGGAAGATCATGACCCATGTGACCCGGATATGGTTCAGGTTTCTTTATGGGGTCCAGGCCGACACCCAAACCGGCATAAAGCTTTTTCGCCGAAAAGCCCTTAAAAGCATTAACTGGACATGGGAGGCGAACGGATTCATCTTCGATGCCGAGATTATCGCACGACTCCAAAGAGCTGGCGTCAAAATCGTTGAGGTTCCGATTGAATGCGAGATCCGGAGACAGCTTGCGTTTAAAACTATTTTCAGGATAGCGGCGGAGAGCATTTGGCTAAAATGGCGCCTCTTGTTTCGATAATCGTCCCATGCAAGAAGATAGATGCCTACATAGAGAGGTGTGTTGCTTCTCTTGAAGAGATTGATTACCAAGATAAAGAAATAATTGTGGTTACGGATGAGCTGTGCCCAGGATTCCCAGCAGGAAAAAGAAACTGGGCCATGCAAAGAGCCAAAGGGAATGTTTTTTGTTTTGTTGATGGGGATGCTTTTGTTTCAAAAGACTGGCTCAAAAACGCTCTTTATTGGCTCCAATGCTATCCAGCTGTATGCGGGCCAGGGGTTCTTCCTCCAGACGCTCCTTTGTCAGAGCACATTGCGGATCAAGTTCATAAAATGGTCTTTTGCCCTTATCGAGTTACTCCGAAAAGCCCAAGAATTGTTTCTTGGTTCCCGACTTTCAATCTCATAGTTAAAAAAGAATCGGCGACGTTATTCGACAGTTACCTCACTGGCGAGGACGACAAATTCGGCGTGAGTATCAAAGGCGGGATTTTCTACCACCCGGATATCTTGGTCTACCACAATCGCCGTGGGATATTTCGACCACTTTGGAAACAGTTTGCGACGTGGGGAAGGCATAAAGGCGCATTTGTTGGGATGGCGTTTGTGGCATGGGTTACGACGATAGTGGTGTATGCGGTTAATTGGGTTAAGGGGTTTGTAAGGAGGAAGCCGTTTTGAAAAAAGCCATATTCGTATCGCTATGTTTTGGACTTGTGTTAATTTTTGGTCTTGCTTTTATAGGGTTAAATCACCTCACAGAAGATCATGCTAGGATAGGCTGTTTTATTGGTGGGGTTTTTCTTGGATTATTATTGGCGGCGTGGGCATCATGAATATTTTAATCACTGGTTCACTCGGTTTAGTCGGTTCCGCCGCTGTCCGCCACTACCTCAACGAAGCATGCGAAGTCCACGGCGTTGACAACGATATGCGGAAACACTTTTTTGGAGAGGAGGCTTCGGTATTTAAGAACATGATCGACGACCGTAATTACCACCACTACGGCGTAGACATTTCTAAAATAGAAGGACTGATTGAATATGAAAAGCCAGATGTTATTATTCATGCGGCGGCACAACCGTCGCACGATTACTCGGCCAAAGAGCCACTTCTTGATTTTGGGATAAATGCTTACTCGACGCTAATGCTTCTTGAGATGACGCGGAAGCACGCGCCGGATGCGGTGTTCGTGTATCTTTCTACGAATAAGGTTTATGGGGATAACCCAAATTGGATGATGTTTCGTAACGAAGAGGAAACTCGCTATGAAGTGTATGAAAATATGGCAAGCGAAGATAACGCCAAACACAAATATTTTGGTTTAAGAGCCGGTTTTGATGAAGGTACTCCGGTTGATTATTGCACCCACTCCCCGTTCGGCGTTTCAAAGCTTGCCGGGGACCTGTATGCACAAGAGTACGCCCGTTACTTCGGTTTGAAGACAGGTATCTTTCGCTGTGGCTGTATCACTGGCTCCGCACACGCCGGCGCCGAGCTTCACGGCTTTTTGGCATACATGGCTCACTGCAAGAAAATCAACCGTACCTACAAAGTCTATGGCTACAAAGGCAAACAAGTCCGGGACCAGATCCATGCTTTCGATCTCGTCCGCGCCATCGATTGCTTTGTAAGAAATCCCAAGCCAGGTGAAGTTTACAACATGGGCGGAGGGAGACATGCGAACGTGTCCGTACTCGAAGCCATGAACATGATGAAGCTCAAGAATTGGGAGTATGTGGATGAGCCGAGGAAGGGTGATCATGTTTGGTATATTTCGGACGTGTCGAAGTTCAAGAGTCATTACCCAGGGTGGGGATATAAATACAATCTCTGGGCGATCATGGAGGATTTGATGGGATGAGCGCGTATAACCCAAAATACCATGAGCATAAGACGCCACTTTCGAGAGGTGGGACAAATTACCTACGGAATTTAGCTATATCCTGTCAGAGTTGTAATTTAAGCAAAAAAAACAAAACGGAAAAATAATATCGGAGATACCTTGCGGTACTTGTTCCTGCTTAGCCCAACAAATCAACAAAGGCAACTGCAAAAATTGGTCTGGGTGTACCCAGCCCACTTGGCGATGTACGCGACTTATTTGAGGAACCAAGGGTATGAGGTTCAGTGGGGAACAGGGAACATACCAAGTAATCTAATCGCGCATTATTACAATGGAAAACTCTATGAGAATGTTATAAAAGATGACTTCCAAATCGACATTCCATTCGACCAGCTTCCATTCCCAAACCGAATATTCACAGACGCAAAAAACAAACGCTGGCAATCCTACGGAAATTACAAATACCACCCAGCAACCCACATGATGGCCTCGAATCTTTGCTGGTGGGGGAAGTGTGTGTTTTGTGTCGATACTCTCAAACTTCAACAAGGAGAAAAACGTGGGCTTAGATCAGTCAGTCATGTTATTGAAGAAATTGATAATCTCATATTTTTGGGTTTTAGAGAAGTTTTTGATGATTCTGGTACTTTTCCTGTTGGTGATTGGCTTGATTCTTTTTGCCGTGAGATGTTGTCAGGAAATAGGAACAAAAAAATAGTTTGGGGTTGCAACATGAAGCCGATCTCTGAGCGTGTGGTTCCATTCAAATTGATGAAAGAGGCCGGTTGCCGCTTTATGCTCGTCGGCGTGGAATCAGCGAACCAGGATACTATCGACAAGATCCGGAAAGGCCAAGACAACGAGAAGGTCATCGAGAACATGAAGGCCATGAATGATGCCGGGCTTGAGGTTCACTTGACTTCGATGTATGGCTACCCGTGGGAGTCCCATGAGGACAACATGCGAACAGTCCGGCTTGTCCACTACCTTTTGAAGAAAGGTTACGTCAAGACTGCCCAAGCGTCCGTTTACATGCCGCCGCGCACGGCGCCGGACCCGAACCACAAAGCGCAAAGGTATATCCAAGAGGTCTACAAGGTTTATCGCCATCCGGTTTATTGGTGGCAGAAGATAAAGGACATCCATTGCTTGGAGGACTTCACTTATCTTTTGAAACGTTTGGGGCATTTAAAACACGCAGAATAGCGAGGATTTATGTTTAAGATACTTATGAGTGGCGAGGTGAATAGTTTTGAATTTGTTGCGTGGATAATCATCGTAAACTTCGCCATTTACCTCAAAACTCTCCGTTTCAAATTCGTATCTGACGACTTTACAGCTTGGAAGAATCCACCAGTCGCTAAGAACGTCTGGCATAAATGGTGGCTTAGATTCACCGGGCAACTCAAGAAGCTCTCGCCGAGTGTGCATTTTATATCTGGCAAGTCTATCCTTGAGAAAAGTGGGATGCCGAGCAGTATAAAATCAAATCGTTGGTACATGGTGTTCATGAAAACAGAGGAATTTGACCATCTATTTACGCTCTTGATTCACACGAGCATCTGTGTGGCCATCTATTTTGCCTTTGGCGCGAATTGGGTGTCGTTTGTAGCGGCCATGCTTTATTCAACGAACCCCATGAATAACCAAGCGACCATGTGGCCTAGCGGCCGCGGGTATTCTCTCCCAATCTTGAATCTTTTGGTCTCAATCAGCTTGCCCATTTTAGCTCCGGCGCTTCTATTTTTTTGCACCTGGTACACCATTGGATTTTGGCTCCCGCTTACGCTTGTCGGATCCCCGGTGTGGTATCTTCTCGCCTTTGTTCCTATTTGCTGGTTTTTTCACTCAAGGAAATACAAGAAGGCGATAGATTTTAAGCACAAGACTGAGGCATTTAAGGCCGATAGGGAAATGGGTTGGCATAAGTTCGTGGTGTTCTTCAAGACCTACGGCTTTTACCTAGTCCGTTGTATTTTTCCTATCCGGATCACGTTTTATCACAATTTCCTGCAGTCAATGGCTGGCAACGAGATGATGAAGCGCCGGGCTAGGAGCATGGATAGGTATTTCTGGATAGGCGCCAGCTTCTTTTTGTGGACTGTCTATTATGCGTCGACTCACTGGGGTACGTCGTTTACTTGGGCTATCCTTGGGTACTTTTTCGGCATATTTCCGTACTGTAATTTCGTGAGAGCAAACCAAGAGATTGCCGAGCGGTTTGCGGCGCCGGCAAACGTCTTTCTGATGTATGCCTTGGCCCAGGTTATTTCTCATTCCCCAATCGTCGTAGTAGCTTTTTTTACTTTTTACGCTACACGGGCATGGTATACGATTAATCTTTACAAGGACGAATATTGGATCACGGAAATGGCTGTTATCGAGGATCCGAACGCTTGGTGGGCCTGGCATTGTCGGGCCATGAAGAGGTTTGACACTCAAAGTTATAGAGAGGCGCTGATTCTTTGGGTTATGGCGAAACTCATTTCGCCAAAGGAATTTAAATTACTGATTAATATTGCCACTTGTTTAAGAATACTCGGGAACAATAAAGAGGCCGATGAGCATTTGAGACTGGCGGAACAAAACATCATTCCAGGGCAAGAAGACGTGGCCTATGAGCAGATAAAAAATCATCGTGACGGGAAGCTCCCTATTTTGCTATAATAATGCCATGGCAGAGTTAAGGCGCGGTTTCAACGTTTTTTCTTTTCAGGATGAGATACAGATCAATCGGATTGGAAAGAAGGTCCAAGTCAAAGGCCGTGACGGGACTTTTCAGGAAACCGATTCGGTCGAGGCGAATCTTTTGTACGAGATTTTAAAGCAGTTGAAGAAAAAATAATATGCCGGCGATTACCAAAGAAGATACAATCAGTTTTAACGAACTTTTCAAAAAATCGTACACTTATTTGAATGATAATTTTCACAAATTTAAGCAGACGAACAAGATACAGATTGCCATTGCTGTTTGTAAAATGGCTGTCACACAAAAATTTGAAGGGATGAATCAAACTATTGTAGTCTCGGCTACGATCCAGAAGCAAATTCCTGGTGAGCCTGAAAATACAAACCGCATCGCGGAGTATTTCAAGCGTGGCTCACCTGACTCTCCCACCACAACTTAACCTTCCAGATAAGCTCTTAAAAATACTCGATCCGGAGGTATTTGTTAAGTACAGATACTTCATTATCAAAGGCGGACGCGGCGGTGCGAAGTCTCAATCATTCGGCCGTTTTTTTCTCTACCTTTGCGAGAAATATCAACTTCGTGCGGTATGTGGCCGTGAGACGCAGAACAGCATCCGTGAATCCGTTTACTCTCTCCTAGCAGATTTAATCCGAGAGTTTCAATTACCTTTCGATATTGCAGCTTCAACTATCACGTCAAAAACGACGAAAACGCCTATTTCATTCAGAGGGTTTAGAGAGCAAGGCGCTTTCAACATCCAAGGAATGGAAGGCGTTGATATTCTTTGGATCGACGAAGCCCAAGCTATCACCAAGCAAACGCTCGACGTTCTAATCCCTACTATCCGGAAAGAGGATGCCAAGATTATTTTCACGATGAACCCTCACGTTTTCAATGACCCTGTGATCGTGATGCTTTCAAAGCGTTCGGACTGCTTGGTTATAGAGATAAACTACGACGAGAACCCGCATTGCACAAATGCCCTAAAAAAAGAAGCTGAGGAGTGTCGGAAACTCAGTGAGAAGGATTACCGTCATATTTGGCTCGGCGAGCCGCTCGACCAATCCGAGGATGCTCTTTATTCTTTGACAGAGATCCATGACGCACAAAAGAATAAACATCCTCTCGCCTCGGGTTATGGAATCCGAGTAGCCGGTGTGGATATCGCAAGATTCGGTGATGATAAATGCGTTTACTACGTTCTCCAACAAATGGGTGCACTCCATTGGGAGGAAGTCTTTGTGGATGAGTGGGACCAGAAGGATTTGAACTACACAACTGGGCGCATTCTTCTCCATACGAATGACCAGAACGTTGACATTTGCGCGATTGACGAGGATGGCTTAGGAGCTGGGCCGTTTGACACGCTCTCGAAAGGTAGAAAGCTTGATTACTTTGTGGGTTTCAAGAATCCAGCGATCTCATATCAAGAAAATAAAAACTTCGGGAATGCAAGAACTGTCAACGCCTACAAACTTAAAGACTTGATACGAGCCTGCCATATTTGTATCAAAGACGAGAAAACCATCGAAGAGCTTTTGACGATTAAGTACGAGTTTGACCACAATCAGAGACGCGTTCTTGTCTCAAAAGACAAAATGAGGAGAGATGGCATCAAGTCCCCTAACCGTGCGGACGCGCTGATTATGGCCGTGAGTTTAATAGGACAAGTGAAAGAAAAGCAGGACCGGCAATATGAGCCTGAGCAATATCAACAATACTCGAAAGAGGAGAATCTATTTAAAATAGCGGGGGTGCATTGATGGCAGGAACAACGACTACGGCTGTTTTGCTTGGGCTTGCTGGGGTTGGCGCAGGCTCTGCGTTTTCAAAGATGGCTCAACCAAAAATATCGGTTCCGGAACCACAGCCTTTACCGCAACCGCCATCACCTGAGGTGGAAGCGAAAAGAGCTGACGAGATGGTCCGAAGGAAAAAAGCAACGCTATCTCAGACGGTCTATACTTCACCGCTAGGTGTGGCCGGTGAGGCGCAAGTTGCCAGAAAGACGCTCCTTGGACAATGAGGGTAGAAACATACTCGGACAGATACTTCCAAGACATCCTAAATCTTGTAGAGCATTTCCATGAGGAGGCAGTAAGTGAATATGCCGGTTTTCCAGAGCCAGTCGTTCTCGCTGATGCAATCAGGAACGCTGACCCAGGAAATTCCTTCCTTATGCTTGAAGATGGAAGGTGCGAAGGAATTTTATACGGTGTCCGAAGCCTATTTCCATCAAATGGAAAAAAGGTTTTTCAAGAGGTTATTTGGTACGTCAACAAGTCTCACCGTCTAAACGGAGTGAGATTACTTAGAGAAGTCGAAAAGATATTGAAATCTCAAGGTACTGAGATTATAATAATGGCTGTTCTTGAGAACTCGAAGACCGAGAAGATAAAAAGCTTTTACGAAAGGGTAGGATACAAACCGATGGAAACACATTATGTGAGGTCGCTTTAGATGGGCTGGGCCTCGCGGTTAAATTTAAACAGCCAGAGAAAGCGGGCTGAGCAATCAGTCCGCGAGAATGCTTCAAAAGAAGTCCAGGCGCAGACCCCTTCAAATGGTGAGCCTGTGGTGATGGTTGAATTAACCCTACGAAATATCTGGGAGATTCTATGCCGCAGGTTCAGTCAGACGCGCCCAAGGCCCCTTCAAGACCACGCGCCGACGAGCTAATAAAGCGCTACGAAGAAGAACTTTCAAAACGTCGCCAGTTTGAAGGCTACTGGCAGACTCTCCACGACTATTTCTATATCGAATCCTCAGAAGTAAATAAAACCTACTCCGAAGGGAACGAGCTTAATCCTTCATTCCTTTGGGATTCAACAACCCTGGAATGCGCGGACGTGTTTGCATCAGGGTTCATGAATTATCTCACCCCGCCTTCTTCAAAGTGGGCGAAGCTCCGCCACCGAGATCCAGAACTTGCAATGAATAAGGCAGTTGCAAAGTTCTTGGAGAACGTAACGGAAGAAGTCAACTACGCCCTCAATCGCTCGAACTTTTACGACCAGATGTTTCCATCATACAAGGCAAGTGGTGTTTACGGGACAGCCGTTCTTTTTGAGGAGGAAGACCTTGAGAATGACATCCGGTTTTACAACATGCCGATCAAGCAGGTCGTTATTGTTGAGGATGCAAGAGGTCGCGTTTCTGCTTACTTCATCGAGTTTGAATACACGGCAGAACAGGCCAAAGACCGGTGGGGAGAGGAAGGATTGTCAACCGAAATGCGCCAGGAAATAAGAGAAGGCAAAGGCCATTCAACAAAACACAAATTTCTTCTTTTCATAGCAGAACGTTACAAAAGAGACGTACGAAAATATGACAAAAGAAATCTTCCGATTGAGGCCGTTTGGATTGATGTTGCGGCGAAAAGCATCATAGACGAATCAGGGTATAACGAGTTTCCTGCATTCGCCCATCGATTCGACAAAAGACCGTTTATCTCATGGGGATTCTCGCCGGCAATGAAGGCGCTACCTTTTGCCAGGCTTTTGAATACAATCGCAAAAACAAATCTCCGCACCATGATGAAACATACAGATCCTCCAATCGCCGTGCCTCACAACGCTTTTATTTCCCCGTTTAACATGAATCCTAGGGCAATCAACGCTTATAAAAAGACAGTGATGGATTCCGGAAAAGACATCTTTGCATTTGGGAATTTCGGTGACCCATCTTTAGGAATCCAGGCCGTTGAGTATTATTCGATGAAAGTCAAAACTCTCATGTACCACGACGTGTTTCTCGCTTTCTCGAATATCACGAAGGACATGAATAACCCAGAAATCATGGAGCGCATAAACGAGAAAATGACCATGCTTGGTCCTGCCGTCGGTCGATATCTCGCTGAGGTCATCTCACCTATTTACAGCAGGACAATAGGAATCCTTGCCAGACGCGGCAGGCTCCCCGATCCTCCTTTTGAGATGCTTATCTATCCTAGCTACGATATTGATTTTGTTGGGATGCTCGCACAATCCCAAAGAAGGGCTGAGCTAAACACTCTTGTTACCGGACTCACGATGATTGGAAATATGGCGCAGTTTGACCCAACGGTCCTTGACAAAATCAACCCAGACAAAGTGACCGAAGAGGTTTGGTCCATCACAGGAGCTCCGGTTAAAGTCCTACGTGACGACGACGAGGTTAAACAAATCAGAGAAGGCAGAGCACAACAAGCGGCGGAGCAAGAGGAGCTGGCCAAAGTTCACGCGGGGTCGGAGATTGCAAAGAATGCGGGTCAAGCGGATGCGGCATTTGCAAAGGCCGGAGAAGCTAAAAGATGACAGACCTTAAAGACGTAGAACAAGTCAAAGCTTTACAGTCAAACCTCAGAGCTTCGCTTGATACGCCAGTTGGCAAAGAAGTGATGAAATTCTTAGAGGAAATCTGCGGGTGGTATGACTTTGTCGAAATAAATCCTGACATCATTTTAATCAAGCACGGGAAGCGCCAGGTTCTTGCGACGATTAAAACGCTTCTCGAGCTTAACCCCGACCAAATCGTCGCATACGTAAAAAGGGAGGACATCTAAATGTCGGATACTCCAGACCCGAAGCCATCGGACACTCCGGACCCGAGTGTACCACCAGTCGAACCACCAGCGTTTAGCTGGAAGAATCAACTCAGTCCAGACTTCGCCAACAGTCCGACTATGCAGAAGTACGCGGATACGAAGGATGGATTTAACGACGCTGTAAAGGCACATCTTGAACTTCAAAAGATGATGGGGCATGACAAGGTGCCTATTCCAAAAGGCCCGGATGACCCGGCGATGGTTTTGTTTAAAAAAGCCATGAAGATCCCGGATACAGCGGAAGGGTATGGTCTGCCTGATGTTCAGGTACCCGAAAACATGAAGGGTGTGAGCTTCGACAAGGGCAAATTCGCCGAGGCTCTTCATAAGTTTAACCTCACACCAGACCAAGCCAAAGGGCTTTGGGGCGCCTACACCGAAATGGTGAAACAGCAACACGCCAATATCGTGAAGGAAACTCAAGATGCAGTGACCAACGCGACTAATCTTTTACGGTCGGAGTGGGGGGATGCCTACCAGTCGAAGGTTGAGCTTGGTCAACTTGTCATCAACAAGTTTTCCGATAGTCAGGAGATGAATGACTTCGTTACAGCTGTTCTTGTCAAAGACCCGCGTGGCGTGAAGTTCCTGGCTAAGATTGGTGAGCAATTTGCTGAAAACAAGATCGGAGATTTCAGGTATCAGCGGCATTCTCAAACACCGGAAGAAATCCAAAGGGAAATCGATTTGATTGTTTCGGATCTAAACCATCCGTACAACAATCCAAAAGCTCTTCAGTTGGACCATGATCGAGCAGTCGATTATGTTAACACCTTAAGAGCCGCTTTAAACAGAGCCAAGACACGCTAAAAGCCCTGAAGCTCTGATGTTTTATGGATCGGCCGGATACGCTTAACATGCCCCGGCAAATCAAGGCGTAAGAGGCGACCCTCCTTCAAGAGGACACTCAAATCCCAAGCGTAGTAAAGGTTGTTTGGTTTTTAAGTGTACCCATAAAAAAGGAGGGGCCAAAATGGCCGACACACAATCCAATGTATACGCACAAGCGTACGCGGCGAATATTATGCAGCTTGCTCAGCAGAAATATTCAAAGCTACTCTCTACCGTATACATCAAGCCGAACGTTAAGGGAAAAACGTTCTTCCAGGACCAGATCGGAAAATGGTCTATGTCCACGAAGGGCGGCAGGAACGTTCAAACCCCAAACAACGACCCGAACCTCGGTCGAAGGATGGGGACGTTGGTCGATTACCACGACAACCGTATGCTGGATCGCGGTGATGAGTTGAGGATGATTTCGGATCCTCGCTCGGCGTACACGATCGCCGCGGCTTCTGCTCTTGGACGTCAGATCGATACGGTGATCGCAAATCAAATGAGTGCGATTGCCAAATCAGGCGAGACGGGTTCAACAAACGTCACGCTTGGAACAACGTCAATCGCCGCTCACGTTGATCCAACCCCGAACATCACCACGCAAGGTACGGCAGCCACTCTTACATTCCAAAGAGTTAGGAATACGAAGAGAGTGCTTGACCTTGAGGACGTGGAGGCTGAGGACCGCTTTTTCGCCGTAAGCCCTCACGCGATGGATCAGCTCTTAAATACCACCCAGGCGACTTCTTCGGACTATGCGGCCGTCAAAGCCCTTGTCCGCGGCGAAATCGATACCTGGATGGGCTTTAAGTGGATCGTTTCGACAAACCTGTCGAGCAGTGGGACGGTGACAAGCTGCATGGCTTTTAACCGCTATGCGCTTTGCATGGCAATGGGTTCCGAGCCGCTTGTCCGTACCGACGAACGTACTGACTTGTCCTATTCATGGCAGGTCTACTACGAGCTGAACATTGGCGCGGTGCGCTTGGAAGAAGCTCGTGTCGTTCTCGTCAACTGCACGTCTGAATAATCCCTATAGGGGAAAAGGAGAAAGCAATGGCTAACGTCTCTTCAACAATCTCCACATCGGCCGCGAATTTGACTAAATACTACGCGGGCGGTTCTGGAGATAACATCATCGCGGATGGATACATCAAAACAGTCGAAAAGGTGTGGATTGACAGCTATACCATAGCTTTCACGAACACCTTGACGACCATCCAGATCGCTGAAATTCCGGAAAACAAGAAGCTCACGGGTATCACAGTGGATATTCTTACCACTGCCTCACAGACCAGCGGAACCATCAGCCTTGGTTTTGTGTGTGATACAACGGACATCTTGGCGGCTACCGGCATTTCGGACATCATGGCAGCAACGACCATCACGCACAACCTGACAAAGACGAGTATCGTCTTGCCGGGTGGGAGTACACCTGGCGGTACTCCAACGAGTGGTGTGCTGGTGTTCGCTATGGTCAATTCAGGGTTTCAGTTTGTTACGACTGGAACTAAAACTACAGTCGCTATCAAGCTGAACAACTGGACGATGACCACCGGTACGATCAAAACGGTAGTTCGGTATACGTAAAAAGACGGCGACACCTGCCACTAAGTGGTGCGACAGGAGGGAGAGACCCCAAATTTTTAAGGGGTTTTCATGGCTACATACACAACAGTTGGAATTTGCAATCACGCGCTTGTTCTCTGCGGCGCCTCGCCTATCACAGCCTTGACAGAAGATTCTGTTAATGCAAGAGCATTAAATTCCATAATCGAAAACGAACGAAAAAGTTTTCTCACTGAGTGTCGGTGGACATTCGCGCTCACAAGGACAACGCTTGCCACTGTCGCTACAACCACAGTCCAATGGCTTCATAGCGAGGAAGCGTATGTTTATTCCAGACCTACGGATATCCTCCGCATTTGGGAAATGAGCGACATTGAGGCCATCTGGCGCGAGGAGGGAAGTCATATTATTTCAGATACGGCCACTCTTGGAACGCTCGCCACAAGGGATCATTCTGAGTACGGTCTGTGGCGTCACAAATCAGTAGAGGCCTTCATAGACAAATTATGCGCGGCGATTTGTTTTCATATTCTAAACGACGCAAGAAAAGCTCAGTCGTTTCTTGAAAAATACGAAAAGATATCTCTGCCGAAAGCAATGGCGGAGGATTCTCAAACCGGCCTGCACCAGGAAGTTCTTGATGACGCCTGGCTCAAAGCCAAATACGGAGCGGGTGGTAATCCAGCGAGGTCATACAGCTAATGGCAACCATTGACCCTAGAAGAATAAGTGACGCAAAAGACGCATGGGTAAGCGCTCTTTATGCCAAGACAGTTGGCTCAACGGCAGATGACAGCGTTCTTCCTATGGTAATCGATTCAAGCGGATATCTTCTAGTCAACATGACGGTCGGAACGTTGACTCTTAATACGACCGCAACAACCATAACCAACGCAGTAGGCAACCCAGCAAACGTTTCCCTCACAAACACCAAGGTTACTGTTGAATCGTCTGGTTTGAATGTTACTTTGACTTCGACGAAAGTAACAATTGAAAGCTCAGGGCTAAACGTAACACTCACCTCCACGGCGGTAACGGCATCCTTGTCGACGACAAAAGTGACAGTCGACAATACGATCACGTCCTCGCTCTCATCGACCATAGTGACGGCACATCTATCGCCTTCGGCGTCCCTGGCTACCGTTTCTCTTTCTTCAACAATAGTCACAGCTCACCTTTCTCCATCGGCTTCGCTTGCAACGGTATCCCTTGCTTCCACAAGGGTCACGGTCACGCTCATTTCAGGTCAAACTGCAGTTGACGGAAATACAGGAGCGGTAGCGGCGACGACTTTGAGAGTCGTAGAGGCAAACGAATCTGGAAAGACCCTTACCGGGGCCACAGGGACCATATCCGCGACGTGGACATCGATTTACACACCGAGCAACAAAGCTAAGATTTACGCGTTCTCGTTTACGACAACATCATCGTCGGAAGTAACGGTATTGATTTGTGATGGAGCTTTCGCTAACGCAAAGGAGAAATGGCGTGTTACGCTCATGGCTCCATCGGGCGCAAATTCAGGAGCTAACCTTGCGGTTCCGCCGACAGCTTATCTTTTCGCTACCCGGTCGACGTCCGCCGTTACGATCAGTTTAAGCACAGCTGTTTTAGTCCACTACTCTTTATCTTTTTATGACGAGGCCTAAATGGCAGAGGCAGCTGCTGATTTTGACGGAAGCGCATCGAATATTTCTTTTACGAATGTTGTTACTGGAAGCGGGGCGATTTCGATAGCGGTTTGGGCAAACCTCGACTCGGTCGCCGATAATAAGCCTTTTGTTGAAGTCGGTAATATCCATCTTGGAATTTATAACGATGGAAGTGTGATTGGTCCAAATTTCCACGTTCCAGGATCCTTCCAAATAAGGGCGAACGATACCAGCACAAACATCTCAACTGGATCATACTTTTTTATCGTTGTTACTCACGCCGGAGGTCAAGTCAATACAACCAATACCGCACTGTATGTCAACGCGACTGCTTGTGTTTTAGGCGGGAACGCCGGAACCCCGACAATTGATAGCTCAGGGTTAATTGGAAAAAGAACCAGTGGGCCTACTTATGCCGATGGTAGGATAACGCACGTCATGCTTTGGAACGACCAACTAACTTCTTCGGAAGTCACGGCATTATACAATTCAGGAACCGTGCTTTATCCTACGGCAAATTCAGGAAATTACGCTTCCGCGGCTAATCTCCAACATTATTTCAAATGCAACGAAGGATCAGGCACGACGATTGATGATACCCAGCAAGTCGCGAACGGCACTTTTAATAATGGTTCTTGGCTAGCTGGAGGTGGCCCGCCGATTCCTATCGTGGGTGTTCCAAAGATGATGCTCATGGGGATTGGTTAAATGAAAGTAGATGTAATACAAACGAGTTTTAGCGGCGGTGAATTTGGGCCGTCGCTTTACGGCAGAACGGATATCGCGCAATACGCAAATGCCTGTGAGATCGTTCAAAACATGCTCCCACGTTCCTATGGCCCGGCAATATCTATGCCAGGGACTCGTTACGTCGCAACCGCCAGCGATTCCACCCTTAGGACTCGTCTTATAAAATTCGTCTTCAATCGTTCCGATGCTTACGTGATTGAAATGGGCGACCTTTATATGAGGTTTTATACAAATAGAGGCCAAGTTATAACTCCATCCGGGACTGAGGACTTATCGGCTTTCGGCTCTAATGTAAAAGCACATTGGAAGTGCAATGACAATACCAATTCAACGACTGTCCTTGACGCCCAAACTACACATAACGGCAGCACTTCGACGATCACTCAATCACTGAGCACGACGGCGATTGTCAGCACCGGATTTCAACTTAATGGGATATATCATGTCTCGGTAACTGATCATGCAAATTTCACGAGGACAGCCGCCTCCCAACCAATGACCATCGTCGGATGGGCGTATTATTCAAATAATGGATCAACCCAAGCGATTGTCTCAAAATCCGGCGAATATGAGTTTTCTATTAATTCATCAGACCAACTTTCATTTATCGTGAGTTCAGGAACAGCCGATACTAAACTCCTCATTCACGCAGATGGAGCGGATGGATCAACATCTTTTACGGATTCGTCTGCATCAGGACATACTATAACGGCCAATGGGAATGCTCAGGTCGACACGGATCAAAAAGAATTTGGAACTGGGTCGCTTCTATGCGATGGAACCGGAGACTACCTTTCGATACCCGACCATGCAGATTGGGATTTTGGAACAGGCGATTTCACGATTGATTTTTGGGTTAGGTTCAACACTCTAAATCCTACCCAACCTACTATGATCGATATCGGTGGAACCGCTGCCGGCGTTGCCATCACGTACACAGCCAATCAGCTTTATACTTACGTCGCTGGAAGCGTGATCACTTACAGCTGGACGCCCGTTATCAATAATTGGTATCACGTCGCCTATGTGCGCTCATCAGGAACCATCTATGCATTCATCAACGGGACGCAGATAGGGACTACTGCAAATAGCAACGACGTACAAACAAGCCAGGGCATTAGGATCGGGTCACATTTTGGGGGTTTAAGTGACTTCGATGGCTGGATGGATGAGATTCGCATTGTAAAAGGAAGCGCTGTTTGGACAAGTAACTTCAGTGTTCCTAGCGAACCACATCAGACAAGCGCTTCAAATACATGGCAAGCAAACGATGAAATCACAACAGGATGGCATCTCTTCGCAGTTGTATTTAAGGGTGACGGCACCGCATCCGGTCATTGCAAAATTTATATCGACGGAGTTTCAAAAAATCTGACTTTTACTCCTGACACAAGTTTCGTAAGGATGAGTGATACCACTTCTCTTTTCAGGATAGGGGCAACATCGGCCGCAGGAGCCAAAAACTGGAAAAATAAAGTAGACAATATAGCATTTATTCATTCGGAACTGACCGCAACTCAAATCGCTTCTTTATACAGCACGGCCGCTTATCAACTTACAACCGTATTTACGCAAAATGAGGTTTTCGACGTTCACTACGTCCAACTGAACGACATTATATGGCTTGCTCATCCAAGTCACCCGCCTCAAAAATTAATCAGGACATCAGCGAACGAATGGGCAATTTCAAATCTCTCTTATATCGGAGGCCCATTCCTTGACTCAAACACGGACACGTCAACGACTCTTTTTGTATCCGCTACGCAAGGGACGATAAATATTACAGCTGCAACAGGTAAAAATGTTTTCACGCTGTCAGGCAGTACGCTTGGACACCACAATGCTTATTTTTCTATAGGGCCTTTGACAGCCGAAACAAACGCGACCACCGGGCTTAGGGAAGTGGCCTATGTCAAGATCACCAACGTTATCAACAGCTATACAGCCACAGGTACCGTCATAAAGAATTTGAATGTTGATATATCTACCTCAACTTCAACCTGGGCTGAGGGAGCATGGAGCGCCGTCAGAGGATACCCAGCTAGGGTTACTTTACATGATTTTCGTCTCTGGTTTGCCAGAACCAATTATGAGCCGCAAAAAGAATGGGCATCAAAGATTTTTAAATACGAAGACTACGCGCTCGATACAGAAGCTGATGATGACTCCTTGAATCTTCCGTTGAGTTCCACAGAATCCAATGAGATTCAATGGCTTGCTTCGGCGAATAATTTATTGGCCGGCACGTTTGGTGGCGTATTTGTCACAAGCTCAGGCGGTGACGACGTCGCGATAACCCCGGATAATGCCCACGTAAGTGAGGAGGTAGGATACGGATCCGCCTCTATCATGCCACGAAGAATAGGCCATTTTGTTTATTACCTTCAGAGATTCGCTAAAAAACTGAGGGAAATGTTTTACTTTTTTGATCTGAATACCTACAAGGCGGTAGACAGGACAATTCTTGCGCCACATATTCTTGGCGACGGCATCATGGACATGGACGTTCAGCAAAACCCGGAGAGCATCGTCTATTGCGTCCTTACAAGCGGGACCCTTGCCACGATGACAAGAGAGGTCGATCAAGAGGTAACGGCCTGGGCTACACACACGACGAGCGGGACTTATACCTCAATAGCAGTCATTCCGTCTCAATCGGCAAATTATGACGAAGCATGGGTAATCGTCGAGCGATGGGTCAATGGTACTCAGAGAAAATATATCGAATATTTCGAGAATATTGAAGTGCCGGCAAGACAAGATAAATGTTTGTATCTTCATTCGGCACTCAGCTTCGACGCCTATGAGGCGACAAGCACGTCTGCTGTAACCATTTCGCTCTCCGCTTCGTCCGGGTCTGTCACGCTTACTTCTTCAAGCGCCTATTTTATCAATGCGCATGTAAACAGAAAAATTAGGGCGATTAACGCGGCTGGAACAACCGTCGGTGAAGGCACAATAACGGCCACATCCTCAACGACAAGCATCACTCTAAGCATCACAACGACTTTTAACGCTCTTTCCTACGTAGGTGGTCTTTGGGGCATGTCGGTACGAAGTGTATACAGAATTGATCATCTTGAGGCGAAAACCGTTGGGATACTGGCAGACGGCCTCGTGGATTCACTTACAAGAACCGTGGCCTCAGGTACCGTAACTTTGACGACGACAGCCTTTGTTATTCACGTCGGGCTTTCTTACGACCAGATTATTCAAACGCTTCCAAAGGAGGCTGCCGCTCAAAGGGGAACGGCCCAAGGAAAATGGCAAAGGTTCAGTGACATCGCCTTTAAAGTTAATCGCTCCACACAGAATTTTAAATACGGCCCGGATTCTGGAAATCTGGACGACATCAATTTAGCTTTCACGCCAACAATAACGACTCTTTATACGGGCATCATTCCGACGATAGGCACGCTTGCTATGCGAGGGGGGTATTTCCGCGGTGCAAAGATTTATATCAAAAACTCCAATCCGCTTCCTCTTGAGATTTTGAGCATCATGGGGGCATTGGACACAAATGAGAAGTGAGGAATAAATGGCGTTAACGACGGCATCTGCGCTTCTCCTAGCTGGTGGAGCTTTCTCCGCGACCAGTCAAATAATGGGTGCCCAGCAACAGGCCAAGGCCATCAAACAACAGGCCGAGTTTAACGCCCAGGTCTATGACCAGCAGGCGGCTATTATCCAGGAAAAGAAGAAAATCCAGGATGTCCAGTTTGCCAGAGAGGCAGCCCGGGCCCGCGGATCCATAATCGCAAGGACGGCCGGCAAGGGGCTTTTGCTCTCAGGATCCCCAGCCGCCATCTTGGCAGATACGGAAAGCCAGATGCTTTTTGATAAGGCGATAGCCGATTACAACCTTGAGATCGATAGAAACTATGCCCTTTCCGGTGCGGGCTATTACAGGCGTTCAGGGGCTATTCAGTCTCGGCTTGCGAGGTTTCAAGGGTATACAGGGGCCTTCTCAACGATTTTGAACACGGGGGCGAATATGGCGATGATGAATTATTTACCGAAAAGAGCTGGGAAACTCTAATGCCAGAATTTCCTAGGTACAGTTCAAAGGGTCAAATAAATTCTCAACAGCCGTCTTTCCTTGCTCCGGAAGACAGGACCGGGGAGGTTATCGCCGAGGCCGGGGCGAACGTTGGGAAAACCGTGCAGGAAATTGGTGTTAAGTGGAATGAGAGCGTCTCAAGGATGCAGAAGGCCACTTACGAATCGAATAGAGAAATTGCGGTCGCACAAGCCGTTTCAAAATACCAAGATGATCCAAATTTCAGTACCCCGGATGCTCTGAATAAGGCATACCGTGAAATTGATGAGGCGATAAAAGTTAAAGGCGACGGTTTTTCAGACAAAGGCGTTGAAGCCTTGGCGATGATTGAATCCAAAAAAGACGCCGAGATAGCCAAGATTCAATTAAAAAATCTTTGGAAAAAAAATCAGATCGCAAATACACAAACGGCTGTAATGAGACGCCTTGATCTAGCCGCCTCAAAAGGAGATGCAGAAAAAATAAGTTTAGTCATGCGGGAATACGGAGATTCTATTTTCGGCGATAAAAACGCTTATGAACTTGAAAGAAAATACATCAAACAAGCAAAATATAATTCTTTCTTGAGTGATCTAAACTCGAATCCATCAGAAACACAAAATAAAATTTCTAAGAACGACTATCAATTCGATATTGCAGAGCTAGAAAAAGCAAAGAATATTTACGCCTCAGAATCAAAAAAAATCCAAGCCATCAATGAAAACGATATGCTTGGTGCGTATTTAAATGGTAGTCCTCCTTCTGAGATTGAGATTAAACAAGCCATGAAAGAAGGCAAGGTGGACGCAAAGTTTGCGGAGAGCATGATTCATAAAATAAATGACCCGAAGCCTGATAAATTGAGTCAGGATGTGGCGTATATAGATTTTCAAAAAAGAGACGCTGATTTACTTAGCAAAGGTGATAAGGCTACAACTGAAGAAATTCTTACACTTATGTCAGATGCAATGCAAGCTCATTCTAAAGGTCTGTTAGATAAATCGGACGTACAAAGGATTCTTTGGAACAAAGATCGTAATGAGGTTATGAAGCAGAGATTTGAAGAACTAGCTCAGGGTGTATTATCCAAAACACAGCCGAAAAACTGGCTAGAACATCTCAGCTTTTGGTCTGACGAATACGCAGAAAAAAAGCCTGAAATCAAAGCTAGGATGTACCGAAAACTGATTGACGGTATTTCTCAAGGACAAGATGGCTACGTTCTCATGAAAAACATTATTGACGATGAAATTGATATCCAAATGGCCGAGAATATCAAGAAACCAGATCGTCAGTACGCCGTGAACCCTGATACAAGACAAAGGGCTTATTCGGATGATGGCGGAGCCACTTGGTACGACGAAAAAACCGGGAAGGAAATTAAATAATGCCACTTCCAGCCGGTTTCGTAGACGAGGATGTTATGAATTTAGAGGCCAAGACAGTCGATCCTAATCTTCCACAAGGTTTTTTAAGTGAGGGGGAAGTTATCCCAGAAATTAGGCAAGCTCCAGAGAGAGGTATTTTAGACAGAGTAAAAACTTTTTTCAGGGATGATGAAAAGCACATTGCCCGCGCCGCCAACATCTATGCTCTTTCGGAAGTAACAGGTTTACCATTGAATGAGGTAAATAAAAACTACGACATTTTGCGCCGATCAACAGACGTCATCGGTATCGAGTCAGAGCCAGAGGAAAGAGAAGTCCTACAAGCTTTAATGCTTCCAGGGGTAATCGCTAGTGCCATTGTAAATCCTATAGGTACAGCCGCAGGCGTCATAGCTTTTGGTGCTCTTGATAAAGCAATACCTACCGAAAAATTCATCGCCAAGATGGAAGAGGAAGGCGTGGATGATGCCGCTATAGCTACTGTCGAGTTTGCTGATTTCGCAGGAAAAGCCCTGATCGCCGGAGGGGTTTTTAAGAAAACCAAAAGCATTCCAGAGACATTTATGAAACGAAAGATTGTTGAATACAAACTCCCTGAGCAATTAACTCTCACACCTGAACAGGTTAGAGATATTTACAAAACAGGAGAATTGACCACGCCTGAGCAAAAATCTCTGTGGGCGGCTTTGGAGTTAAACAGTTTTGACCGCCGGGCAGCTCTTGATCATGGAATCACAATCAACATCCCATCCGAAAAAATTGTCCGTATTGTCGATAATCCACTTTGGGCGAAGGTCAAAAATATGTTTGGCTTGCCAGAAGAAGGAGTAACCGTTGAAGCAACTAAAGCTGGGCAACCAAAAAAATCTCCAGCTGGTCTTTTGGAAAATCCACCAAACATAATCACTTTATATCATGCCACAATAGGAAAAAATCTAAGTTCTATCCAATCAACGGGGTTGAAACAAAATATTAGGGTTCCATCTTCAAAATGGTTTCATCTCACCGATTCATTTGAAGGTGCTCAACAATATGCTACTGGGGATAACGCAAAGATTTTAAAAATAAGCATTCCGAAGGAGGATATTCATAAATATCTCTGGCCTGGGCAGTTATCAAGTTCATTTGGTACTCAATATGCAATTAAGGAAACTATCCCGCCCAAGTATATTTCTGAAATAGGTCAATCAGAACAAATCAATACCGATCCAGTCAAAAAACTCATAGGCGCTCTTAAAGAAGCCAAAGACGTTCGTTCCAAGCAAGAAACCTTACACGCTGAGGGCCGGGCCAAGCAATTTGCAAAGATGAAAGGGGCTCAAGCCATGACCACAGGAGAGAAGGGCTTCTATGCAGAGCTCGGAGCTTTAAAAGGCGAGCTTCCAAAGGTTGAATTTGAAACTATCCGTGGAAAGATCGGTCAAGCGGATATTGATTCCCTTTTCAACATGATAAAAGAAAGCCCAAAGATCGGGGAATGGGAAAAAATTAACGCGCGTACAGGACTCGCGAAAATGTTTGGTGCGGAGGGTGGTCGCGTTCCCACAGAGGGTGAACTATCCTTACTCAACGAAGTGTTTGGTCAGGAATTTACAAAATCTATTTTGGAAAAGAGGACACTATTCCAGAAGATGTACGATGTCGGAATAGAAATAGCCAACATTCCACGCTCTCTTATGGCATCGTTTGATTTGTCAGCACCTGGACGTCAGGGGATATTCTTGATTGGTCGTCAAAAACAATTCTCACCAGCATTTAAAGAAATGTTCAAGCAGTTTAAAAGCGAATCAGCTTTTAGAAATATTCAAGACGCGATTATTACGCATCCAGATTATATGCTTTCTCGTGATAGTCGCCTTGCTTTGACAGACGTGGGGGTAATTTTAGGAAATAGGGAGGAACGGTTTTTATCCTCTTGGGCTGAGAAGATTCCATTTGTAGGAAAAGGTGTCAGAGCTTCAAACCGCGCCTACGTTGGATTCCTCAACAAATTGAGATTCGACACCTTTGTTGACATGCTAAACAAGGCGGAGATTCTTGGCTTGGATCCAAGGAAAGACAGGGATATATCGAAAGCGATAGCCGATTTTATCAATAATGCGACAGGACGTGGGACACTACCAAAATCTTTTGAAAGATCGGCTCTTATACTTAACTCATTATTTTTCTCGCCCAGGCTTCTTTTTTCAAGACTCAATCTCCTCAATCCAATTTCCTATATAAAGCAAGAACCTTTTGTCAGGAAAGAAGCTTTCAAGTCATTGTTTAGCTTCTTGGGACTTGGGTTATCGGTATTGACATTGGCAAAGCTCTCCGGCGCCGAAGTGGGTTCTGACCCAAGGAGTGCCAATTTTGGAAAGGTAAAAATGGGCAATACCCGCTTTGATATGTGGGGAGGGTTTCAGCCCCTTGTAAGGGCAACCGCTCAGTTAATTACTGGTAAATACATCAGTTCGACCACAGGTAAGGAAATGACCCTTGGCGAGGGTTACAAGCCGATGACACGGCTTGATATTGTCCAAAGATTCCTTGAAGGAAAACTGGCCCCGATTCCCTCTTTCGTAATTACGCTCTTAAAACAACAAGACCAAGCTGGCGAACCTGTAAACGTTCTTAAAGAAATCGCAGAAAGGTTTGTCCCAATGGCGATGCAGGATATGTACGACCTATCCCAAGAAAACCCTGCTTTGATGCCAGCAGGTCTTTTGACTCTTTTTGGGATTGGCGTGCAGACTTATAAAGGGAAGGGCAGTAATCAAGGTTGGGGTTTTTAGAATCCCCACCCAGATACTTTTGGCTGTTCAAAAATTTTTTTTACAGATGGGATAACAACTTGAAAACAAATCAACCCAAACAAAATGAGCGATGCCACGAATAACCACTTTTTCATTAGCTCAATCGTTCCATCCAAGATAGTTGGCGTTGTTGTAGGGATTTCCATCGTTGGAGGTATCCCGATAATGGCTGGATACATAAGTTCCATTTTTACGGGTATACCCACCAATGCGCTTGATTTCGGCGTGGGCTGATTCAGAGAGGGCTATCAGAAATGCGGCAACAGACAAGACGAGAGCTAATTTCTTCATGGTGTCCTCCTTATAGGTTAGGGCATGAATTGAGGGGATTATACCACCTCACCGGCATTTTTGGACAACACATATTTAAGTGAATCTAAACGGAGGTGAGTAATGAAGATCAAGATCACAGAGGGTCTAAATGAAAACGGTGATGTTGTATTTTCGAGGGTTGAGATAGTACCAGAGAAATTAACTTTTACTGAGAGAATAGTTGAAACTCCATAATGAAGATTCCTGGAACTTTATACGTCGGTGGTGGAAAAAAAATGGATAAAGCTTTCAAAGATTTGTGCCAGGCCACACGATTGGGGGCCCCTCGTAAAGATATTGAACGTCTGGCCAAGGCATTGGCTTTAATTGAGAGGAGTCCAGAGCAACGTAGACGTAGGGAACGCGCTCGCCGGTCTGGTATACCGACCATTCCAGAACGACGTGCGGGACATCATGGATATAAATCAGGTCGGAATCATAATGTGCGTACTTGCCATCCCTGAAAAGAATGTGACGGACTTTTTTGTATTCCGTAGCCGGTTCTCCAAAAGAAAACCCCGCCCGAACCGGCCAAGGTAAGAAGCGGGGTAAAGCGACAAGCGCTTTGAAAGTTTTTCAGTTTTGGCCGGTTCTTATTTAGGATTATAGCATGGAAAGCAAAACCGATCACGATCTTCTCATTGAACTGAATACGACCGTCTGCCTCATGTTCAAAGAACAACAGCGGGCGATGGCTGAACACATCGCGGAAGACGCGGCAAACTTCACGGAAGTAAAAAGCATCGCCAAGGCAGCACATAACCGGCTTGATAAAGTCTTTTCCGTGAAAGACAAGATTGTCGGCGGTTTCGCTGTTGTCAGTTTCTTTTTCGGAGCGGTAGTAAGTATATTGGCACTTTTAAAATAGGGGGCAGAGATATGGGGAATTTCCTTAAAATAGACGCAAAGATCGATTTCTTCTATGGAGCTATCTTTGGTGCGATCCCGCTTCTTTTAGGAGCTGGTTGGTTCTCTCTCATTACAATCCCGGCGTGTTCGATTCTATACGCTATGGGAGGGGACGACGACTGGCGATCTGCTTGGAGGGATGTTGGGGTGGCTGCTGTGAACTCCGTATGCCTTATTTTGGCGACAGGGAATCTCTTGTTCTTGGGTGCTGGCTTGGCTGTTTACGGACTTTTGACTGTTGGGCTAGGTCTACCGGACCATCCTGAAAGGCCAAATGCTGATCCAGGCTCTCTCGTAGGGAGATTCTTTTGGAAGCTTGCAAAGGGCAAGGAATGGGTTGCGAACATCTATACTCATGCGGCGCAGTATGCTGCGGTTTGGGCGGTTTACTTTACTGCCTCAATTCTTAGAGGAGTGTTTTACCATTGAAAAATAATCGAGGGGAAATAGCGACGGTCACGGTCATCCTTATAGCCCTGGCAGCAGTAGTCCTGACTCCCTTGGTACTGAAGATCGGAAACCCATTCGACCGTTCGGCTGAACCAGCCAACCGCCGCACAGCTTCTTCCATATCCGGCAGGGATATCGTGGAGATCACCAATGCCGTCGGAAAGGCCGAGAATCCAGTCACCGTACGCGTTGACAGGTCAGTCGAGGCATCCAGTGAGGTTACGGACCCAAAACTCACCCTGGGTCAAAAAATAGGGCGTTTCTTCTCAGGTCTTGGAACCTGGTCTATTTTGGGGCTTCTTTTTGCCATATTTGTTTTAGGGATATCCCCGGCAGCGATCTTAGGCTGGTCCCGCCATGTCTGGAAGTCGGCTTTCAAAAATACGGTGGCTGGTATCAGGGACATGGAAGACGCAGAAGCTTATAAGAAAGCTACAACATCAATCGCAATACAACAGAATAAACGCGACAAGAAACTTGTAGATAAGATTAAATCAGAACTGCATTAAACCGATTCTTCTTCCTCGATATGAGGATTTTCTTCAAGAAATTTCTTTCGGAAAGCGTATGAAGGGGAGTATAGACGATAAGGTTTTCCTTGCCCGTTTAGCTTCGTCGTATTCCAAGCCGGAGATTGATCTAGCGGGATGTCTCCTTCAAGGCAAACATCGAATAAAGAGGCCCACTCTGTCGGCACTTTCGAGTTACAACCAGCAACCTTGATGTACTTCAGCATGAAATAGTCGGTGAGTTTTTCCTGCTCAAGCACCACCCGCCGGCAATAGGAGACAGTGAAACCCATCTCCCTTGCCAGTGGTGTATAGATCGCCCTCCATCCACGAAAGCGGGCCAGTTCTATCAGTTTTTTCCTGTTTATTTTAAAGCGCATTGGGAAAGGAAGTGTGTCATAATCCGACAGAATTTTCAAGTAAAAAATCCTCCGAAAAGTGACGTAATGCGTCATATTTTCACCGATAATGTATAGGCCTTAAATAAGCCAAAATACGCTCAAAAATATTTTTTGAAATTCTCTTGACACAAAAAGGTTATTCTGGTACTTTCTCCTTACGGTAACCTAACATAACATACAAAGTCAGAAAAGCCTCATAATTTTCTGACTTAGAGCCAAGTGGCTCGTTGGTTACCGCAAAGGTAATCGGCGGGCCTTTTTAATTCCGCCGCGCTAATTGAAAAAGCAACTCAATCAGGATGCGGCACGAAGCCACAAACATACAAATAACAAGAATCCAAGAGCAAAACGGACTTTTGGGATTTTGTGACTTTGTAATTGATGGTCACTTCCAATTTAAAAGCGTCGCGATTTTTAGTCGTCCAGAAGGCGGCATAAGGCTCTCTTGGCCTGAGAAGAAAAGAGGGCTAAAGAAAATCACGACCGCTTTTCCGACCACCCCACAAGCCGCACTCCATATTGAGAAGCAAATCCACGATGAGTGGATTAAAGATGCGGAGAAGCAAAATGCTAATCAATAAAAAAGCCACGAAAGAATACATCCTCGAATACTGCAAACAAAATAGGTCGAAGTTCACCCGCGTATCCGGCCATTTTTTTTCCTACATTGAGGAACGATTAAAGAAAGATATCCGAGAGTACCTTCATACCCTTCCTAGCATTGGAAAAACCGTCAAGGTATTAGTTTTCTCTGTCTTTATCTCAACCTCAGCTTATGCGGACACCGCGTCTTGGTACTCATTTGATTCATGCCGGAAAGAAGGTACAAATGGATACTTTACTGCCTCAGGTGAGCGTTTCAACGAGAAAGATCTGACAGCCGCTTCTTGGCAATACCCATTCCAATCAAAGGTTAAGGTCACAAACCTTAATAACGGAAAATCAATTATCGTTACGATTAATGACCGTGGCCCGTCAAAAAGACTTATAAAAAAAGGCCGTGTAATTGACCTCTCTCGCGGCTCATTTTCGAGGATTGCGAATCTTTCTGACGGGGTGATCTCTGTAAAAGTCGAGATTTTTGAACCATGACAGAAAAAATAATTTGTGAAGAAGTGAACGAGATTATGGAAATAAACGGCGTATCGTTCGATGTCTCTTTTGATAGGGATACGACCATTTCTCACGATACGAACTATGGAGCCGATGCAGATGGTAATCGTGGAACTTCGGTTTATTTTATAGAGGAAGACGTGCCATCGAACGTATTTATCAACGGCAGGCCTATCAAGAGCTATCCATTCTCTTTCAGAGAAAAAGCTTTTAGAACGATTTATAAATGGATGGAGGAAAACGATGCGCGCGTGGAATGAATGGACAGCCGAAGAAAGAGCGCTCTTTACTCGATTTCATAGGGATACGAAATTGGAGCTTCTATCTATGGAAGAACTTTCTATCCTAAAATCCATTGTGGATATTGAGATGTATTGTCAACCAATATCCAAAGACATGATAGATGAAGCCAATTACATCATCGACTGTTTTGACGCAGGAATCTTATCAAGAAAAGCCGAGAGTAGCCAATGACGACAGCTATTGATCGTAAGACTTTCATAGGTGGTTCCGATATAGCCGCGGTTATGGGTCTTTCCCGTTGGAAAACCCCTCTACGTCTATGGGCTGAAAAAACCGGGAAACTCGAACCGCCTGACTTGTCCGATATCGAACGTGTTGAGATCGGCGTGGAGCTCGAGGAATACGTCGCAAGGAAGTTTGAGCGAAAGACTGGTTTTAAGGTTCGTCGTGATAATAGGGATATACGCCATCCTCAATACGGCTATATGCGTGTCCATATCGACCGCCTTGTTCTTGACGGCGAATCCATCCTTGAGTGCAAAACCACGTCTGCTTGGATGCTTAAAGATTGGGAGGGTACCGACATACCTCAAGAATATGTCCTCCAAACAATGTGGGGTATGGGGCTTCTCAAGCGTCAGAGAGGGTTTATCGCTGTATTGATAGGTGGCCAGCGGTTCATGTGGAAAGAGATCGTCTTTGATCAAGGACTTTTTAATCGCATGGTCGTTTCAGCAAAAGACTTTTGGGAGAACTACGTTGAGGCGGACATTCCCCCGATGGCGATGGCCGACGACAACGAAACCCTATCCGAGCTTTACCCAGAGTCTCACGACAAGGTTATTCAATTCTCAGGTGCAGACGCTGAAATGCTCGACCACCTTATAGACGACCGGAATAACGGTATCCAAGTCAAGAAAGAGACTGAAAAAGACCTTAAAGAAACCGAGGCCAAGATAAAGGCTTACCTCAAAGACGCATCAGCCGGCGAGACAGATAAGTACCGTTTTACCTGGCAAACCGTAGCAAAGAAGGAATACACCGTCCCAGCATCCAGTTTTAGGGTGTTTAGGACATTTCAAAAATGAAGATTGTGTTGGGGAAGCTAACTGTGCATGAGGTTGTCCCCATGCTACGGGAACCTAACCAGCCGACCGAGCGCACGAATAGGCGGCTACGATCCAGCCATGTGCTATCTGGACGTTGCGATGAGGGTAGCTATGCAAACTACCAAGAAGGCCGCTAATACTTTAACCGGAGGATAAAAAAAATGACCACATCGAGCGCGGTTCAAAAGGTCAAAGAGAAGGTCGAAAACGGAGCGGCAAAAGTCACTCCTATCCAAAACATGATCGAGCAGTCCGTCAAGGAGCTTGGTCGGGCACTCCCGTCGCACATGAACGCAGAGCGACTCGTCCGTATCGCTTTGACTACCTTACGGCTTAACCCGAAGCTCTACCAGTGCGAGCCAAGGTCTTTCCTCGGGGCACTCTTTCAATGTGCTCAGCTTGGATTAGAGCCAAACATCGAGGGACAGGCGTACATCATCCCTTATAACACAAGAGGGGTGCTGGTGGCTCAATTTCAGGTGGGCTACAAGGGCTATGTCGAACTTTTCTTCCGGCATCAAAACGCCGTTTCTCTCTCAATGGAAAAGGTCTGCCGGAATGATCAGTTCACATACAACCTAGGATCCGGAGAAGTGAGCCACGTTCTTCCCGATTTTGACAAAGATCGTGGTGAGGTAATCGCCTACTACGCAGCGGCAACAATGAAAAACGGAGGTCGTGCCGTTAAGGTCATGTCCAAAAAAGAAGTCGAAGCGTTCGCCAAGCGTTTCTCGAAGTGTTGGGACCGA